CTCTCCTGTGTTTGTAAAGGTGAATGTATTTGGCCCCAATGTTGACTTCATTACGAATGAGCTGATTCCAGGACAGGACTTTCGTCAGCAACTCTTTTACAACAACTTTTACTTTCTAACGAAAATCACATCCAAAATTGATGGCACGAAGTTCACTCAAGAGCTCGAATTGCTCTCGTTTAGTGTGTATGGGTTTCCATCTCAGAGCGCGACTGGTGTGAACATGAGCACTGTGAGGGACATCAAGTGATACACAACGTACCAGTCCTTATGGAGGGAGTAGTCGTTGACACAAACGACCCTCAACAAATGGGGCGCGTTAAGATTTGGGTACCTGCAATCGATGGTGACCTGTATGACATCGTGAACCTGCCATGGGCCACCTACGTATCTCCAATGGCGGGGCGGACTCGCGACTACCCAGCCGGGCCTGGTAGTAACAAAACTTCAGGCTTTGCCTCGTACGGCTGGTTCGCCGTGCCCAAAGCGGGCGCATTGGCAGTTGTTGGCTTCATGTACGGAGATCCTAATCGTCGCCTGTACATGGGCTCGTACTTCCGTGATCACGGGAACCGCTCACTTCCGGTTGGGCGTAATCGCTCAGACCTGGCGAAGGCACCAGTCTCTGACACATTTGAGCCAATGGAGCCGCAGACAACCAACCTGAACGCACAATTCCGTAACAAGTTAGACGCCTCTGAAGCAAAGACCCGTGGCGCGTACGAGCGTGCTGTTGCGCAGGACAAGACCGACAAAGACGGTACCGAAGGGTACCAAGCCGACCTAGTTGAGCCGAATGATAGCAAGGGAAACGCGCAGTACGACCCGCAAACGTACACGTTGACGACGCCTGGTCGGCACTCGTTGATTTTTCAAGACCATCCATCAACTGGCCGCGCTCGGCTGAAGACGGCGGCGGGGCATCAGATCATTCTCGATGATGCAAATGAGCGGATCTACATCAGCACCTGTAAGGGAAATACTTGGCTCGAGCTTGACCAAGATGGGCGCATTCACTTGTACGCCGCTGACAGCATCAGCGTCTCAACGGGTGGTGACTTTAATCTTACCGCCGTAGGTGACCTTAAGCTGAATGCAGGCGGTAACGTTGACATTCAAGCTGGAGCAGCTCTGCGCCTTGCTGGTTGCAGTACCGCAAACTTGTCCGGAGCAGGTGTAAACATTGAGTCATCGGCTGGTTTTAACATCTTGGCTGCTGGCGACTTGCTTCAGACCGCCCCGAACAGCCATTTGAACGGTCCTAGCGCCAGCTCGGCTAAGTGCCCTGAACCACCGAAAACAATTCCGACTCATGAGCCATGGACGCGCGCGGTAAGCAAGAGCGCTCGTGGTAAAAACTGGCAGGCTTGAAATGACTAAACTCCCTCTATACCGCGGCTTTAGTACCCAGCAGTTTCTCACTGCAAACACGTTCACGCTGACGAACCAAGAACTCGTGAAGCGCGACTTGCTGAACTACATTTACACGATCCCCGGCGAGCGCGTGCATATGCCAACGTTTGGTACTCGAATCCCAATGTTGGTGTTCGAGCCGCTCGACAACCGCACCCTGACGATCGTTCGTGAGGATCTGAAGAAAGCCATCGAGTACGATCCACGACTTGAGTTGGTCGACATGGTCGTTATGGCAGCACCTGATAACAACGCAATCTTTGCGTACGTTGATCTAAAGTACCTAGAACTGGATGTGACCGAGACGTTAAAGCTGGAATTTGGAGTCGGAGCATGAAGGTTATGGAAATCGTCAGCGCCGGAAACTACCTGTACCACATTACCACGCAAAGTGCTTGGAATCAGATTAAGAAGTCAAATGAGTTGCTCGCTTCTCATGGTGAAATTCCTAAGGACGGTGTTCAGCTAGAGTATGAAAACGGCGTCATTAAAGGGTGGATCAAAAACGGAGTGTACAAGAGCGTAAGGGATTGGAAGGCAGGTGATTTCCTTCCAATTATTCAACGAATGGTACACCTTACTCGTACAAAGAACATTAACCCGCTACACATGAATGAACGCCCTGGCCAGCGTGTAATCATTACGCTTGACAGTCAAAAGTTGCGAGCCGCGGGGTACATCATTTCACCTCGACTTGGTGACTACGGCCGAAGCTCAGAGAAGCACTATAAAGAAGGACGCAAAGAAGCAGAAGAAATTGTGTACAGGAAAGACGACGCTTTCTCTGGAATTAAGAACTTGTCAAAGTACGTTGTGGATGTTCAGCGTGTTGAACCCAATGGTAAGCTGGCTTCGCTTCTTTGACTAAGTTCTGCACTAACGTAGCCTGACTGATTTTCAGGCGCCACTTATGACGTAAATACGTCGAAACGCTAAAGCTGAAATGAAGTTCAATGAAGCTGATTGACTTGACCATCAAAGAACACGACATCGAGGACGACGGATATGATGCCAGTGTATACGAGCGCGAGAAGAAAGTCAGCTTGCTGATTCTTCGCGCGTTCCGCAAATGCGGGTTGAATGTTATCGAGCACGACAGTAAGCATTCAGGCGTCCGCGACAAGGGCGATTATTGGGGGTACGACGTATTGTACTCTGAGGACGACCACGAAGCAACTGTAGCAGTTGACGAGGCAGACATCCAGGACATCGCAAAGCTCACCGATTCAGGTCTCATTGACGGCAAGTGTATGGTGACGCCGGCGTCCGCCGGGTACCTGCGGTTCACCTTTAAGGTGCATCCAAACCTGCACTCCGGTGACGCGTCAATCGACTGATAAACACCTCAATCGGTACTCAGGAATATCATGGCATTCAGAAACAGTAATAGTGCTGAAAGTTGGGAAGTTATCTATCAGGCATTCGCGCAGGTGAATTTCACCTCATTTGACTTCGACACGATTAAGGCATCGCTGATTGACTACCTCCGGCTGTATTACCCAGAGGCATTCAACGACTTGATCGAGTCGTCAGAACTGATCGCCATTCTTGAGATGTTCGCGTACATCGCTGAACAGCTTGCTTACCGTGTCGACATGGTGTCGCACGAGAACTTCATCACGACAGCGCAACGCAAGCAAAGCATCCTACGTCTAGCGAAGCTGATCTCGTACAAAGCCACGCGAAATATTCCAGTTCGTGGCCTTGTGAAGTTCACGAGCATTTCAACGACTGAGCGCGTTGTCGACAGTCGAGGTGTGGACCTCTCTGGCCTGGTCGTTGGCTGGAATGACGCAAATAACTCGAACTGGAAGGAGCAGTTCCTGCTTCTGATGAATCGCGTGCTGACAACTCGATACGGTCAACCACAAAAAAGCTTTCAAATCGGTGATGTTGTCATGGATTTGTACAGCTTAAATGCAAGTACTTCTTCATTCACAAATGGAGTGTTTGCATTCACGGCTTCAACTGGCCTTGATTCGTATCCCATGGAAGTCGTACCAGCTGACATTGACGAAAATGGCCCATTCGAGCGTGAACCTGACCTTAGTGCTGCCATGAACGTCATTTACGCAAATGATGGCATTGGTGATGGTTCTGACTATACAGGCTTCCTGGCGTACGTTAAACAAGGTACGCTTGCTCGCATTGACTACAACATTCTCGAACAGCTGCCAAACCGTCGTCTCGAGTTTCTGCCTGATAACGTGAACCACACCGATGTGTGGGTCCAAAAGCTTGATACTGCTGGAGATATTAGTGAGCGCTGGAAGCAAGTCGAGACCGTAAACGAACAAAACCTAATTTTCAATAGTGACCGCAGCACCCGCAAGAAGTACGAGGTCGATACTCTCGAGAACGACCAGATTGCTGTCGTGTTTGGTGATGGTGATTTCACTGATGCTCCAGTCGGGCTGTTCCGGTTTTGGATGCGACAGTCAGCAAATCGCGCAGTGGTGATTGCCAAGAACAAGGTTGTAAATCAGGCAATGCAGTTCACGTACGTGAGCAGTACAGGCAATACTGAGACCTGCACGCTGACGTTCAGTCTGACAACTACGTTGCAGAACGGTGCCGGCTCCGAGACCATTGAGCACGTTCGCCAATCAGCTCCAGCTACGTACTATGCTCAGAATCGTATGGTGAATGGGCAGGATTACAACACGTACTTGCTCAAGGATCCAACAATCCTTCGTCTGAAAACGGTAAACCGCACATTTGCTGGTCAGCCAAAGTACATTGACTGGAATGACGCCTCTGGCTCGTACGAG